CAATCGCTTCGACGCCCTTGAGCTGAAGTAGGGACAACACCCCATTCTTCATAATCGCCGTCTTTCGTGCAATATCGTCGGTTCTGCTCTGCAGATCCTCTCGCACAAGTGAGGTGACATTGCGGAAGCAGCTGCTGCACAGCTGCAAATCGTTTGTTGCTGTTAAATCGGACAAAACACTGTAGATGTGGCAGTCCGGTTCCGGGAGAGACTTCTTTTCCGACGACAAGATATGTGGTGTCAGGGGATTCACCCACAAGTTGCAGATGGAGCAGAACTTCATCAGTGTAGTTAGGGATGGTAAACAGCCAAGACTTCCCTTGCATGGGATGGGATGGAAGTGAGTATGGTAATAATGAGCATACTCACTTCACTAAAATCCCATAATATTATTTTATCGCCAGTTAACTAGCGATAATGCCGTTGGTGTCGCGCCGGGCGATGTCCCGTAACATACGGGCATTTAAAAAAACTAAAGGATACCGGTCGTACAACGCACGGATTATCCAACGGAAATGGCGTGCCCGGCGTTCGGCGAAAAGATACGTTGCACCGGCTCGCTTAGTGGGAATGAAAAAAGGTACCACGAATTCAAAATGTGTGACCATATTGAATGATACATCGCCACAAGCACGTAACACGCGGTTACTGTACTTTACGAACCTAACTGCGATTCAACAGGGTACCGGTATACAGAACAGGTTACGTCAGCATGCAGACGTCAATGGCTTCCGTATCATGGGCGAAGTAGGATCATCGTTCGATTCTACGCTTGGGCCGGTATACTTCAACGAGGCTGTGTTAGCGCCGCGTCAAAACAGCGTGATAACTTCGTTAGACTTCTTTAGAGGCATGAGTTCCACACGTGCACAGACGTTTGACAACTCTTTGACATCGAATGAGATGTCATCTCTTCCCATTAACTCCGATGACTATGCCATCTTATACCACAAACGACGCATTCTCGGACGAGCAGATAATGCCGTGTCCGGTTTCTCTTACGCAACTCGATCCTCCTACATCAAAATCAACAAATACGTCCCATTCAAACGACAGGTTCGATGGACAACTGGAAACACTCCTACGGACGGCGCTGTCTTCCATGTCTTCTGGTGCGACGCATGGGGAGCCCCCAGCGGAGAGGTTCCAAAGGATGCAATTAGAACCCAGATGCGATACGTCACCTACTTCAGAGAACCAAGAACCTAACGTGGACTTTGGTACTCATGTGGCACCGTACAAGCTTGTGAAAGTGGATTTGGCGCAAGGTGAAACGCCTGCGGCGGGCTGATTCTATTGTTAGGCTCACGGGCTGCCCTCTCGGGTTATAGGCGTGACGCTGTCGCGATCCCGGGCTACCCCGCCTTCGGCGCAAGAAGGGCTACGCTCTCGCGGCTGTTAAAGCGTTTTACATAGTAGTTACGTTATATCTATCCTCGCTCATCTTAGTTAGATCAGGCTCCTCGTTGCTGAAGACAACGACGTGTGGTACGGCACGTAGTATCTTCATAGTGCTCTCGTACTTAGGAGACAGGACCATGCGGTCCTTTAACATCTCAAGGAGACCATAGTTTAGGTGCTCCATTGTTCCTCTTGGCATGTTGAAGAGGAAGGTGGTTGAGCGCACGTCGACTGCATGGGCGAGATCATCTCTCTTGCCAGGGCCAAGAAGCTGCACTCCTGCAAGCTCTGTGTATGCGTATCCGCAAAACCAGGACTTACCAGTTCCTCCGGTGAGGTCGACGAAGAACCGAACGACGCGGTCGTCAGGGGGCTGCTGCAGTTCGAGTAACAGGTCGGACTGCCAAGCCAGGAGGGTTCCGCTACGTAGCGTAGGTCGGGGGCAGATCTCTGCCGCCATTGAACGCATGTTACGGGAGTATCGTCCGTACAGCGCCGGGAACGCTTCGATGAGCTCGCGATCAGTGGGCTCGTCGGTACGTTCGAGTAACCAGTCGAGGTAGACTTGCCAATCGCTTCGACGCCCTTGAGCTGAAGTAGGGACAACACCCCATTCTTCATAATCGCCGTCTTTCGTGCAATATCGTCGGTTCTGCTCTGCAGATCCTCTCGCACAAGTGAGGTGACATT